CGCAAACATTCATGCCAAGCGCGAGCGCATCAAGGCCGGAAGCGGCGAGAAGATGCGCAAGCCGGGCGAGAAGGGCGCACCGACAGCCAAGGCATTCCGCGAGTCCGTCAAGACGGCGATGAAGCGGAAATGAAAACGGCTGCGTGGCAGCGGAAGGAAGGACAGAACCCCAAGGGCGGGCTGAACGAAGCAGGAAGGGCCAGCTATGCTCGACAAACTGGTGGAAAGCTTAAGGCTCCGGTACGAAGTGGCGATAACCCGCGCAGAGCTAGCTTTCTTGCGCGCATGGGCAACGCTGCAGGCCCGATGGAGAAAGACGGAAAGCCAACCCGTCTCGCCCTCGCCCTCCGAGCGTGGGGAGCAAGCTCCAAGGAAGATGCCAAAGCGAAAGCGGCGGCGATAAGTAAACGAAACAAGGGAAAGGTTAAATAACCATGCCGCTAGGTAAAGGCTACAGCCAGAAAACCATCTCGAAGAACATCTCTGCAGAGCGCAAAGCTGGCCGTCCCCAGAAGCAAGCTGTGGCGATCGCACTCAATGTCGCACGCAAGGCCGCACAAAAGGCAGGCAAGCGCGGGATGTTTACCCGCAAGACGATGGGATGACCGACAGAGCCGAGCAAGTCCGGCGAGTCTTAGAGCTCGTCGAGGACGGAATGTCGGAAGCCGCGGCCTGCCGTGAGGTGGGAATCAATCGCGCAACCTTTCGAGCGGCGGCGTTGAAGGTAACTTCTGGTGACTCGTACGCGCGCGCGTTAGAGGCTCTTGCGCAAGATCAAGTCGAGAAAGCAGAGCAGGTCATCGAGGACATGCGCAACGGCGTGATCGACGCACAGCAGGCCAGAGTCGAGCTCGATGCCCGCAAGTGGTTCGCCAGCAAGTTCCTGCCCAAGCGATACGGCGACAAGGCCGAGGTCGAGCACTCGGGCAATGTCGGCCTGACGGTCAACGTGGTACGGCTAACCGATGCCGACAATAAACCTGCCGGCTGACAGCTGGCGACCGCGGCATTACCAAGTCCCGGCATGGGCGGCGCTTGAGGGCGGCGCTAAACGTCTGGCGCTGGCGTGGCACCGTCGCTCCGGTAAGGACGAACTGGCGCTGCATTGGGCTGCAGTCTCGGCGATGACCCGGCCCGGCGGTTACTGGCACCTGCTGCCGCTCGCCAACCAGTCACGCAAAGCGATCTGGGACGCGATCAATCCGCACACGGGCAGACGGCGCATCGATGACGCATTCCCGCTCGAACTGCGCGAGACGACGCGCGAGCAAGACATGTTCATCCGGTTCAAGAACGGATCGACATGGCAGGTCGTAGGCTCGGACAACTACAACAGCCTCGTCGGTTCGCCTCCGGTCGGTGTCGTGTTCTCCGAATACGCGATGGCAGACCCGAATGCATGGGCATTCCTGCGCCCGATCCTTGCCGAGAACAACGGCTGGGCGATCTTCATCTCGACGCCGAGAGGCCGAAACCATTTCGCTCGCCTCGTCGAATACGCACGCCAAGACCCGCAATGGTTCGGGCAAGTGCTGACGGTCGAGGACACGAAGGCGATCCCGATGGACACGATCGCTCGGGAGCGCAAAGAGCTGAAGATGGAGCGCGGCGACAAGGAAGCCGAGGCCATCATCCGGCAGGAGTATTACTGCGACTTCGATGCAGACATACCGGGCGCGTACTACAACGAGCTCATGCGATCAGCAGAACTGCAGGGTCGCATCGGTTCCTTCCCGCATGTGATCGGCCAGCCGGTCGGCACGGCATGGGATATTGGCGTCGGCGACTCGACGGTGATCTGGTTCTACCAGTTCGTCGCTCACAAGATTCGCATCATCAACGTACTTGAAGGCTCGGGCGTCGGGCTCGACTGGTACGCCAAGAAGCTCCTGAGCATGGATTACGTCTACGGCGACACGATCTGGCCGCATGACGGGGCTGTGCGTGAGTGGGGTTCTGGCGTTACTCGAGTCGAGACTGCCGCGGGCTACGGGCTGAAGCCACGCATCCTCGAAGCCGATTCGGTCGACGATGGCATTCAAGCTGTGCGCCAGATGCTGCCGGTGTGCGAGTTCAACGCTACGCCAGATCCGTTCCCCGGTGAGACGCCAGATGATGCCAAGGCGCGCATGACTCGAGCGATCGATGCGCTGCGCCAATACCGCAGGGAGTATGACGAGAAGGGGCAGAGATTCCGCGACAGGCCGCTGCATGATTGGACGTCGCACTTTGCAGACGCGATGCGCTATCTCGCCAAAGGTCGCCGGCCATTCAGAGGTACAGAGCGCCGGGGTCGACAGCCGGGTGCCGCTATAGCAGACTACGCTGTGTTGGGCTAGACTCGCGCCAAACCGTGAGGTGTCTATGTCTGGACTGTTCAAACCCAAGATGCCGAAGATCGAGCCGCCGCCGCCACCTCCCGAAACGGATGTCGCAAAGCAGCGCGAAATCGAATCCACCCGACTGCGCCGGCGTCGAGGCCGTGCCAGCACCATGATGTCGACGTCCGAATCCCGCCAGCAGGGCGGCGTGGCGACGACTAGACTCCTCGGAGGTGGCATGTAATGGCTACCAAAAAGATCACCCAGCTCACCTCGCTCGCTCAGGTCGACGTCGCTAATGCCAACGACGTTCTCGCCATCGTCGACCTCGGTGCGTCAGAGACGAAGAAGGTCACCCCGCAGGCGCTCGTCGGTTCAGCCGCGAGCGACATGGTTGCGACATGGAACGCTGTCCTGACCGCCTTCAACGGCATCAAGCTCAACGTCACGGACACGGCGTCGGATGCTGCCTCGCGGCTATTGAGCTTGCAGGTCGGTGGCGTCGACAAAGCATTCATCACCAAGGCCGGCACGATGAACATCGCCGGCGCGCTGGTCGTCTCCAGCGTCTCGACGCTTACGGGCGCGGTCACCGCGGTCAGCTCGGTCAAGTCGACGTCAGCCACGGCGGGCGTTGGCTATGGCACGGGCGCAGGCGGCGCGGTTACTCAGGCTACCAGCAAATCAACCGGCGTCACGCTCGACAAGGTTTGCGGCGAAATCACGATGAACAACGCCACGCTCAACCGCGAGACTGCGGTGAGCTTCACGTTGACCAACAGCGCGATCGCGGCGACCGATGTGGTGGTCGTGAACATCAAGTCGGCAGCAACAGCGAATGCCTACAACGTCGCTGTGACGGCTGTGGCCGCTGGGTCATGCCGGATTCAAGTTCACAACCTTCTCGGCGGCTCCGATCTTTCGGAAGCTCTCGTACTTTCCTTCGCGGTCATCAAGGCCGTCGCGGCTTAACGGAGTCCCATCATGGCAACAGGCATTGTTTTGGCATCGAACGCCAGCGCGACGGGTAGCTGGTTCTTCTGGCCGGGCGGTCGCGGTGAGTTCCGCGTCGAGGCAACTTTCGGCGGCGGTAGTGTCAAGCTTGAGTGCAAAGGGCCGAACGGCACCGCACAGGAAGTCGGCACAAATACCAACTTGACTGCGGCTGGCGGCGGAATCTTCGAGCTCGGCGCTGGTGAGATCCGCGCCGCGATTGCAACGGCGACCGCGGTCTACGCGATGGCATTGCGGATACCGACGCAAGGTTCGTAATGAGAACTGAGGAGCGTACTCGATCGCGCACTCACGCTCGGACAACGACTCGGGATAATCCAGAGTTCGTCCCCGCCCCGAGCCCCGGTGTGGATGCGCTCTTGCTTGAGGACGACACCTCATTTGCTCTCTTGGAGAGCGACGACAAGATACTTCTGGAGTAAGTCATGGCCGACACAAAGATCAGCGCATTAAGTTCAGGCGCACCGGCGCAAGCCGGCGATGAGTACATCGTTGCTCGGTCAGGGGCTAACTACAAGCTCACCGGCACCAACATCCTCGCTCTGGTAACCGGCACGGCTAACACCTTCACCGCCGCGCAGACTCACGCATCCGGCAACTTGAAGATGACCGGATCATCGTCCGGCACCATCACCTTTGCGGTTCCTGCTGCGGCTGGCACCAACACGGTGACGTTTCCCGCCGAAACAATGACGGTCGGGTTCCGTAATATCCCGCAGTCGGGTTCAGCCAAGACGACTTCCTACTCGCTGGCAACCGGCGATGTCGGCAAGTTCATCGAGGTCGGTGTTTCTGGCGCCATCACGATTCCCGACGCGACGTTCGCCGCTGGCGATGTGGTGTCGATCTTCAACAACACCTCTGGCAACGTGACGATTACCTGCACGATTACGACGGCGTATATCGCGGGTACGGATGCGGATAAGGCTACGGTGACTCT